GCGCTTATGCCGCAGGGGTTGAGTACAGAGCTGCTTTAGCAACAAAAGCAAATGATTTTGGATTTGCAGAAAACGGAGGAGCGCCACAATCAGATTCTTCTGGAACAATGCCGAGCGCAGCTTCGGCAGAAACAGATTCCCTACTGCTTGAGGACTCCCCCTTTAACGATTTTTACATCTTGAGTTACGGCGAAGCATCCAGCTCTGGGGTGGGAGTTGATCGACTTGGAATTGGCGTAGATGTTAGCGGTACCGCTCCAGGCAACGTTCACATCCGCCGCCTCACCTTCTTCCCACAGCGCCTCCCCAACAGCACGCTTGTGGCACTGACGCAATGACCCACTACATCCGCTTCCCCGACGAATCCACCGGCATGGCTGCCCTGGATGCTGCTGGCCTTACCACCACCAATGAAGACGGCGACACCGTGGTGCTCACCGCCAGCCACACCCACGCCCTCGATGTCATCGGCCCCATCTACACAGGCGGCACCTTTGACCCCGACACCGGTGAAGTCATCACCCCACCCGTGCTGCTGAACGGCTGGCACGTCAACTACATCGGTGAGCTGCCTGATGGGTGGGATCAGTACGTTGTTGCGCCGGGGCATCCGGTGAGGGTATTCGCGTGATCACCGAAGACACCGGCCTCTACTTAGCCGACTTCGGCGTAAGCGTTGTGGCAGGCACCGCATCCGGCCTAGGCATCCTTGACATGCCCAGCGAACTAATCGTCGATGGTCAAGTAATCAGCACCGAATACACACTTACTTGCGAATCCGCTAAGTTCGGCGACCTACTCTACGGCTCAAAACTTACCGTAAACGGTGCCGCCTATACCGTACGCGCCAACGTCCTAATTAGCGATGGGGTGTTCACGCAACTATCCCTACAACGCGACCTAGAAACCACGCATACCACCTCCACCACCCCCATTAGCGCTAACGGCGCTGTGGTCTCGATCGACGACCTCGGCCTAGATCAGCTCAACCCACTGATCGACGGCGGTGCCGCCTCCACCACTTACATTGATGGCAACGACATCAGTGGGGGTACAGCATGAGCACCATCGCCCAGATCCAACTGCGCACGGACACCGCAGCGGCCTGGACCGCCGCCAACCCCACGCTCCTCTCCGGCGAGATGGGCATCGAGTCCGACACCCGCAAAATCAAGGTCGGCACCGGCTCCACCGCCTGGAACGCCCTCCCCTACTACAGCTTTGCCGACACCGACCTAGTACGCGGCCAGGCCAGCAAGATGGACGCCGGTACGATCACGATCACCACCCAAGACGTCTACGTCACCACGGGACTTACCGGCATCTTCGACACCGCATCCGCAAGCGGCATGACGCTCGGCACCACCGATACCTTCGCCATAAAGAACACAAGCGGTGCTACTCGTCTAATGCAAATTTATGGTAGTATCGACGCCAAGACCGCAAGCGGCAATAACAAAGTCCTAGGCATCAAGCTGGCCAAGAACGGCACTGCCATAGACCAAACGGAGTGCCGCGCCTTCACCGGCTCCGCTGGCGACGAAGCCAAACTCGTCACCAACTGGATGATCAGCATGGCTTCCGGCGATGAAGTGGCGCTGCGAATCGCCAACCACAGCGGCACCGAGAACCTCAGCTTTCGTCGCGGCCGTCTCGTCGCCACCGAGGTGCGCTGATGACAACCAAGCGCGAGCAAATCCTTAGCGCGGTGCGCACCACGCTCGTCGGCACCGTTGGCGTTGGCACGCGCATCTACCGCAGCCGCGTCGAGCCGGTGGCACGCGCCGAGAGCGCCGCGCTCATCGTCGAGCCCGTAAGCAACGTGCCGACGCAAAACACATCGCTGCCTACGCTCGACCACACACTAAACATGCGCGTGGTAATTATCGTGCGCGATGCAGTACCCGATCAAGCCGCCGATCCCATAATCGAGTCGCTGCACAGCAAACTAATGGCCGACCTCACTTTAGGCGGTCTCTGCATAGACATCCAACCAGGCCCCACCGAATTTACCTTAGAAGCTGCCGACACCCCCGTAGGCGTAATTTTCAACAACTTCCGCATCCTTTATCGCACGCAAGTGGCAACGCTAAGCAGCTAAGCCCGCAAACTGTGCCATGTCCGCCACGTAGAATCGCCGCAGCCCCCAAGCACTTATGGCAAGAACTACAGCACCATCCGAGGATGTCCTGAGCAGCGAAGTTGCTGAGGACAGTCTGCAGGAGCTGGAACAAGAAGCCGCAGCAGAATCTGTTGAAGCGGCTGCACCTATGCTTATTGATGAGTACAGCGGCCAAGGCGGCTCGTACACCCTCGACTCCTCAACCGGCCAGCGGACGCTTGTGCAGCGTACGCAGCATTCAGACACCCCCAGGTAATTCACGATGGCACTCCTCACTCGTAAGCGCCTCCTCCTGGCGGAGATCGAGGCCACCTACGGCTCCGACCCCTCTCCCTTGGGCACCGACGCCGTGCTGGTCCGTGACCTCAACATCACGCCGGTCCAGAGCGAGAGCGTCAACCGTGACCTGGTTCGTCCTTACCTGGGCGCATCCGAGCAGCTGCTCGCCAACGTCCGCGTTGAATGCACCTTCAGCGTCGAGCTGGCCGGAAGCGGCGCTGCCGGCACCGCACCCCGCTACGGCTCGATCCTGAAAGCCTGCGGCCTCGCCGAGACCGCCGTCAGTCCCGCCGTCACCGGCACCGCCACTGCGGGCGCCCTGAACAGCATCACGCTGGCCGTCGGCGCCAGCGCCACCAACGACGCCTACAAGAACCAGATCATCCGCATCACCGGCGGCACTGGCAGCGGCACCGTCGCGCTCGTCACCGGCTACGTGGGCTCCACCCGCGTCGCCTCCCTCCGCGCCCTCGCCGGCAACGTCACCCCCGACAACACCAGCGTCTACAGCATCGGTCTCCAGACCGTCTACACCCCCGTCAGCAGCGCTTTCAGCTCGGTAACCCTCTACTACAACATCGACGGGGTTCTCCACAAGCTCACCGGCGCTCGCGGCACGTTCTCACTGAACACCACTGTCGGTCAGATCCCGACCCTCGACTTCACGATGACGGGCATCTACAACGCCCCCACCGACACCGCCGCGCCTTCCGTAACCTACGCCGACCAAGCCACCCCGCTCGTCTTTAAGGCAGGCAACAGTGGTGGCTTCAACCTCCTCGCCTACTCCGGCTGCCTCCAGTCGGTTGCCATGGACATCGGCAACAGCATCATCTACCGCGAACTCGTCGGCTGCACCAAGGAAGTGCTGCTCACCGATCGCTCGGTGTCCGGCACCGCAACGATCGAAGCACCCACCATCGCAGAGAAGGACTACTTCACCGCCTCCCTCACCGACGCCTCCTTGGGTGACCTCTCCTTCATCCATGGAACGACCGCCGGTAACATCGTCTCGCTGGTGTCCAACCGCGTGGACATCGGAGCGCCCAGCTACTCCGACCAGGACGGCATCCACATGCTCGCCCTGCCCTACACCGCTGTGCCCTCCACCACCGGCAACGACGAGATCCGCCTTATCTACGCCTGAGCCACGCCGCCGCGTACCACCAGCCCCCTAAGCCACGCCGCTTAGGGGGTTTTTGCTGCGATGCCGCTTACGCGAAAAGCATCTACACTAAGCCGGTACATCCAGTAACTCATCCGAACAGCTTATGGCGTTCGTTCGCAAGAAGGTCAAAACCTTCAAGTGGCCTGTAACCATCGAAGAACCCGCTGACGGCGGCACGTTCGATTCCAGCACCTTCGACATCACTTTCAAGCGCCTGGGCCGTAAGGAGTTCGGCAAACTCAGCGAGAAGGGCGATCTGCCCCTGCTCAAAGCCGTAGTGCTCGGCTGGAACGGCATCAGCGACGAAGACGGCACCGACCTCCCCTTCTCCATCGAAGCGCTCACCGACTTCGCCGACGACCCCTACTGGGTGCGCGGTGTCCTGAAGGCTTACACCGAGACCTTCGACGGCGCTAAGTCGGGAAACTGAAGGGTGCGGCGGAGTTCTGGGTAGGCGGAAGCACTAAGCGCGAGGAGGACAAGACCGAAGACGACGCTAAGGTGTTCGGCTTAGTCTTGCCCGTAGACGCGCAACCAGAACCCGCCGCCCCTTACGAGGTCTGGGACGAAAACTGGGACATCGTAATGATGTTCCTAAGAATGCAGACGCAGTGGAACACCACCATGGCGGGCTATCTCGGCTTGAAGTACGAGGTGCTGCTGATGCCTGGCGGCCTGATGGACCTATACTGCGTGGACGACCGCCTCGACATGCTGGAGGGCCTGCAGATCATGGAAACTGCCGCTCTCAGCGCGTTGGCTAAGGGGGAGGATAAGCAGGATGGCTAAGCAGATTGAGGATATTGTTGTACGTCTAGGTTTAGAAAAGTTTGAAGGCTTAGATAAGATTCGCAGCTCGTTTCGTGACTTAAGCAAAGTCACAAATTTGTCCGAGCGCGATATTAACGCAGCTCGTACCAGCTTATTTGAGTTTGCCAAGGCAGCAGGTAATACTGAGGCTGTAAATAAAGGTCTTGCGTCTGCTCTGCAAGGTCTT